GGGAGAGAGATGGACCCTTTTACAGCAATGGCTGCAGCTACGGCTGCTTTCAAAGGAATAAAAAAGGCTGTTGAGGTAGGTAAAGATATCTCATCTATAGGTGGTACACTATCTACTTGGTCTAAAGCAGTAAGTGACATGGACTTTCTTGATGAGAAGGCTAAGAAGCCTCCGATGTACAAGATGTTCACTAACAATCAAGCTAATGCTCTGGATGTATGGACAAAGAAACAGAAGCTCAAGGAAATGAGGACAGAACTAAAGGAGTATATCTCCTTCGTGTATGGTCCATCAGCTTGGAAAGAGATAGTAAAAATAGAAGGTGAGCAACGTAAGGCGCAACGTGATGCAGTCTACGCCAAGCAAGAGTTTATAGATAATTGTATTAACGGTGTACTAATAACTGTAATGATACTGGCAGGGATAGGAGCTACAATTGCTCTTCTCTACGTAATAGGTTCACAACAAGGCAAATGGTAAAGTACTTGACTTTTAAGCAGTTTTGAGTTAAACTACGATAATATAAAGACTACATAATTTAGTCACGATATACAAAAGAAAGTTAAAGATATGGCAAAATTTCTAAGAGGAACAGGCTGGACAGGAGAGTTTGGATCTACAGCAGGTAAATCTTATGGATCTGAAGCAGAGGCTGAAGCAGCAGAAGCTAAAGTTAAAAAGCCTTCAGGATATGCTATAGGCGGTGATACAACTGATGACGGTGGTTATAGTTATGCTGGAGGTGATTCAAAAATTGGCGGCAAGGCTACAAGATTAAAGAATAACCAACTAACAATCGCAAAACAACAACTAGCTGAAGACCCCGACAATGCAACAAAAAAAGCTAAAGTTACTGAACTAGAAACTGAACTGGGGCAAATTGTTGAGGGTGGAGTAAGGGGTAAAACTGCAGTAGCAATAGTTGATCCCGGCTCTCTAGCTGAAAAAGCAGAAGTAGATAAGATTGATGGGTCTAAAACAGGTAACGTAGCTGTTGGTACTGGTCAACTAGGTTCTGCACCTCAAGGTACTGTCGCTCAAGTAGGCGCAGCAGATAAAGCAGATGCACCTGATGCTATCACTACAGTTAAAGCTGGAACTGATACATCTAAAGCAGAAGTACAGGCTCAAGTAGACAAAACAGAAGCAGCACAAGGGACACTATCAGAAGGCTCTACCTTTGATGGCGTAACTATGGAGCCTACCGACACTGCAGTAGGTGACTTAAAAGCAGCACAAGGTAATAGTATTGTAATGAATAACCCTGTCACTAGGGAGATTCAAGAGGGGGAACTTATCTCTGGCTCAGCTGATGCTGTTAAAGCTGCTAAGTTTACAGAGCAAGTACAGGCTGCACAGGCTACCCCTTCAGAAAAAGCTACCGTACAGGGCCAGCTTGATGGGCTGATGGAAGACTTTGAGGGTGGTGCTACACCTACATGGGCTGCAGGGGCGTTGAGAGCCGCTTCAACAGCTATGGCTGCACGTGGGTTAGGTGCTAGTAGCATGGCAGGACAAGCTCTTGTACAGGCTGCTATGGAGTCTGCGCTACCTATAGCTGCTGCTGATGCACAGACTGTCGCTGGCTTCGAGATGGCTAACCTATCAAACAGACAACAGCGTGCCATGCTTGCAGCGGAACAACGTGCTGCATTCATGGGCCAAGAGTTTGACCAGAACTTCCAAGCTAAAGTTCAGAATGCATCTCGTATTGCTGACGTTGCTAACATGAACTTTACTGCTGATCAACAGATAGCACTAGAGAACTCTCGTAACGCTAACTCAATGAACATGGCTAACTTAACTAACCGTCAAGCTATGGTCATGTCTGAAGCGTCAGCTATAGCTAATCTAGAGTTAGCTAACTTGTCTAACCAACAACAAGCTGCTGCCCAGAACGCTCAGTCTTTCTTACAGATGGATATGTCTAACTTAGATAACAGACAACAGACAGAGATTTTTAAGTCTCAGAGTATGATTCAGTCTATCTTTACTGATACAGCTGCAGAGAATGCAACAAAGCAATTCAACGCTACAAGTGAAAATCAAACTAATCAGTTCATGTCTAACATGAAGTCTCAAGTAGAGCAGTTCAATGTTAGTCAGACTAACGCTATGTCTCAGTTCGATGCTGATGCTACAAATGCTATGACTAAGTTTAATAAAGATATAATAAATCAACGGGATACTTTTAATGCAACTAACCAGCTAGTTGTTGCACAGTCTAACGCAGCTTGGCGTCAGAAGGTAGCGACTACAAATAGTGCAGCACAGAATATTTCTAATGCTGAGACAGCTAAAGCATCCAATGCCTTTACTGCATCTACTATAGATCAGATCTGGCAGCGTGAGCGTGACATGATGTCTATGGCTTGGAAGTCTGCAGAGAGTTCATCAGATCGTGCTAACAATATTATTATGGCACAGATGGGTATAACAGCACAGAAGGATGCGATTGATGCACAAATTGCAGCAGATGCACAGAGTGCTATTGGTGGTTTGTTTGGTAAGCTTCTCTTCTATGGTGTTACAGGCAGCACCGGGGTATAACAGTAATGATAAAAACAAGGTATTAGATATGGCATTTGGCGGCACAAATAATAGAAAAGCAATAGCGGAATCTATCGTAGCGGAGATTGACGGTGATACTATTCAATCCCAAATTGATAAAGAGCTTGGGACATCAACCTCTGCTACTACAGGCAAGGGCACAGAAGCTGCTGCAGATACCTTGGCAGATACAAAACAGATTGTAGATAGTCAGAGGAGAAGATCCTTAGGCGCAAGGGCTTCTGAGTCTAAAAAAACTAGTGCAGCTGCAACCGAACAAAAGCTTGCTAGTACAGGTAGAAATTGGATGGCTCTCCTAATGGGAGATGAAGAGACTACTTCAAGTGAAATTACTAAGTCTAGAGAACAACTTTTAGCAATGGCAAATCCAGACTCTTCAAATATATCTAATCCAATTGTTAATAATGAGGTGTTAGATAACCCTATAGATACAGGCAATGGCCTTATGAGCGTCCTCAGACCTAAGATTCGCAGTGAGGCCAACGTAATTAATTCATCAATCAGACCTAAGATTCGTAATAACAGTGCGGTTCTTACTAGCGTAGTACCTAAAGTCCGTGAAGCAAAAACTTCTCCAGAAATTACTTCTATTGTAGCGGAAGCTTTACCTGCTGAGGCTGGAGTAAATCCAGTATCGTTTATCTTTAACGGAGATCTAATGGGCTTAGATGAAACAAACGAGGATCATCAAGCGGTTCTTCGTGGATTTTTAAATAGTGCCACGGGGGATGCCAAATACCCTGCAGTTAATTCAGATGTTACAAAAGATAGCTATGCTTGGTGTGCAGCCTTTGTTGATAATGTATTAGGAAATCTTGGATACTCTCAACTAGATTATGGAAAAGATCAATATAATAAGGTACGGGCAAAGCAGTATCTAAACTACGGATCTGCTGTTAAAGATACAGCAACAGCAGTAGCTGGAGATTTGGTTGTACTCCAAAACCCAGAGACAGGTCGTTACCACGTATCATTCTTTGTAGGCTTAAATGATCAAGGGGAGATACTGGCACTAGGGGGCAATCAAGAAGACGCAGTTAAAGTGTCTGCCTATGATACGTCTAGGCTAAAGGGTATACGTAGGATTTCTAATGTATCTGATATGAACCCTAAAGAACTAAAGAAAGTTACAGCTTCATTTGTAGCAGTACCTAAATCAGAGGAGTCGCAAAGCTAATGTTTGGTCTTCCACTAGAACTAATAACCATGCTATTCTCCACTATCTTAGGTGGGGTGATGTCAATATGGGGTCAGTCCAATAAGTCTAAAGCAGAACAAAACAAAATGCTCTTAGCTAATGCTAATTTTAAAGCTGACCAAGTTAACGCTGCACGTGACGCAGGCAAGACGGACTCACACTTTGCTTGGACACGTAGGCTCATAGCATTATCTGCTGTGTTCTCCATTATTGTCTTGCCAAAGGTAGTGGCAGTGTGGTATCCTGAAGTAAATGTTATTGTAGGTTACACAGAAGTACAAGGTGGCTTTACGAACTGGCTGTTTGGTCCTGACGAAGCAATACAATGGAAGTCAGCTAACGGCTTTGTAATAACACCATTAGATACACACATAGTATCAGCAATCATAGGCCTGTACTTCGGTGCAGGTTTCACTAAGTAGTAAGGTAAAGTAACATGGCAATGATGGCACCCATACCCGGACAATCTCTTACAGATGAACCTAGTAACTTTGCTTGGGAAAGACCTCCTGAAATTACAGACCCCAATAAAGCAGTTGTCTTTCACCTAGATCGTTTGTCTGAGAAGCCCGTTGCAGAATCTGTTCTCTTTCTTATGGAGTATGGCTATCCTACAGATGTCCTTGCTCGTAGTATGCTTACAGCTGCAGTAGGTGAGGGGATGCATTCTATTGATGTCAGCTTAATAATTGCACCTGTGGTTGAGGAAGAGCTAGGATACATGGCTCGTACTGCAGGGATCGACTACAAAGATACTTTTGCAGCGGATCAAACTGATGATGAGCTACAAGAAGAAAGACTTCGTATGCTAATTAGTAAGAAACTAAATGACAGTTTAGGTAAAGGTGACAAAGAGTTTGCTAGTAAGACTTTAGGCGCTATGGGTTCTTCTGGTGAAGATGATCTGGAGGCCATGCAATCTGACATAACACCCGCACAAGAGCAAGAGCAGCAAGACCTTACGAACACAGAAGAAGAAGAAGTAAGTTCAGACCTACCTAAAGTAGACATGCTTGCCGAAGAGAATATTATAAATGAAGAACCCATGCCAAGTGGTAAAGGTCTAATGAGTAGGAGTGTTTAAATGGCTTTGAGTTTTTTTGGAGGTATGGCAGAGTCTTTTGGTGAGTCATTAGATGAGCAGCATAAGTACATCAGAGGTAAGAGAGCAAAGGATCGTGACTTCCTTATGACGTATGGCGTACAAGCTGTAACTGGTGCTCAGGGTAAAGTAAACGATGCTGTAAACATGGGTATGCGGCTTGAGACAATGGGTTTGCCCAAAGCAGATATTAACTTTATTGTAGATCAGTCTGGTCCAGCAGGTTTATCTGCGCTATATGAACGAGTCAAAGGCTATACTCCTGACGAATTAACACCTGATGTTTTTAAGAGTATGATAAAAAGAACAGCAGAGTATAAGCCTTCTAACATGACCTACCAAGAAATGATTGAAAAAACTTTTGGTTTATACAAAGCAAATGTTACAGATGATCCAGCAGAGAATGAGAAGGTAGGCTTCTGGTCATCTATGGGCTTTGATCCAGATGCAGCTGACAGTGCTCTAGATGAGCAATACATTGGTGGATATACAGGGCGTGACATAAAGCGTATTATGGGTACGGCTCCTCCGGGCATGACTGCCCCTCTAGCTGTAGATTTTAGTTTGCTACCTAAGAGATATTCACCGCAGGCTCAAGGCCGATTTGCAACAGACACTTTCTCACGTATAGAAAGAGAAGCTAATGTAGCTTTAAATTCAATTGCTCAAGGAGCAGAAGCTATAGCACTTTTAGAGGGAAAAGACCTTGCTCTACATACTTCATTAGCTGCTGCTATTAAAGGAGATAAATACGAGCGAATGCTAGAGCTTGTACCCTCCATTGGCGATGGCCTTTTAAAATTTAATGACCTTACTGGAGGTGGCCTAAGTAATAACCCTTTCTTCCTACAAGACATACCTAACTTCTTCTCTACTGAAGCATCTAAGAGAACAGGGGATGCTACAGGTACTAGTACTATTGAGATAGATTACTCTAAGGCGTATAATCTATTTCCAAACATGCCAGCCCTTGCAGATATTAAAACTTATAATACAGCAGAGTTGGCAGCTGCATCAGGAGATCCATTCTTTATATTAAATGGCAAACTTACTCGCAATAAAGATCATGAATCTTTTAAAGTCGTAGGCGGTGGTAGTGAAGTCGTAGGCGGTGGTAGTGAAGTCGTAGGCGGTGGTAGTGAAGTCGTAGGCGGTGGTAGTGAAGTCGTAGGTGGTGGTAGTGCAGCTGCTGATGTAGTCGTAGGTGGAAGTACGGATACACTTGCACAGCAGATGCTCTCCTTAGATGTGCCTGATAATGAAACAGACGGAGAGGCGGCAGGAACTAATCCTGTCCTTGATGGCTGGAACAATATAACTGACAAAGCAATGGCTGACTTACAAAGTGCATTTAATGATGACTTTAGAGTCAATTCAACTAACAGAACTAGACTAGAGAATGGGAAGATAAAAGATGATTATGCAGCAGATAAACTGCAACTGTCAACTGCTCTTGAAAATATAAAATCTTACCTTCAAGCGGATGCTAGTGGTGCCTCTAAAGAAGTGCTTGAGGGATTAGCAGTTAAGATGACTACAGAATTAGATACTGCACCTGAAGATGTGCAATCAATGGTCATGGGCCTAATAGAAAATTTAGAAAACGAAGAGTTCCCTCCACCAACTAGAAACTTTGGTGGGCAGCTATTAGATTTTGGAAAAAGTGTGCTTAACAAGTTACCTAAAAGCACAGCAGGAAGCCAAGAGTCTGGGTTTAATTTACCAAAAGATGTAGTTGCTATGGGACAGATACCTTACACAGAACTTCGGCCTGTTGCATTAACCTCAGACTCTTTTTCTTCTCAAGACGCTCTTGAGTTTGTGTCTTTCGATAGTTTAAAGAATGAATTAAAGTTAGGTAATCTTAGAGATGGTGACGTAGTTAAATATGGTGGCAAATATTTCAAAGTAAATCAGAAAGATTTATTTGGAGCTATTGGTCAAGTAAAAGTAATTGGACAATAAAAATAATGGCTGATTATAACTTTGAAACTTTTGATAGTCCAGTAGAAGCAGAGGCTGCTGTTAAGGCAAGCCCTTACAACTTTGAAACTTTTGATGCACCTGAGGATGAAAAAGATAGCCCTTACAACTTTGAAACATTTGGTGATTCTACAGTAGCTGAAGCCCCTAACGTAGACACTGCTACAAAACAAGTTGTACAATCCTTACCTGATGCTGAGACTATCAATGACCTAATGACTGACAGCAATTTTTCTGTAGTTGGACAGTACATGGATCAGCGTTTTGGTATGCAAGAGGCTAGGCATGGGCGTCAGAAGATTGTGGATTCATTCGTCAACCACATGCGTAAGTTTAACTTCGGTCAGTCTATAACAACAGGCACAGAGTTAGCCTATCTCAGTACAGACGATGAGACTAAGAAGATAGCTGCAGGTCAGGCATACAAACTCTTTGACAACATGAAGGGTGCATTCTCTGAGGAGTATACGTTTGCCCAGAAGGCTGACGCTGTGTACGACTACGGGCGTGCCCTTATAGTTGACCCTGTTAACCTAGTATCTCTAGGATTCGGTAAACTTATTACAGGGGGTGCTACTAAGGTTGCAGCACAACTCGCTAAAGAGACAGTAAAGAAACTTGTAACTGAGTCGCTAGGTAAGCAAGCTGTTAAAGGCACACTTACTAAAGCTAATCAGGTAACAGCTAATCAGATAGAACAAAGAGTAATTGGTCAAGTCCTTAAGGGTGAAGCTGTTGAGGGTGTTGCAGAGGGTGCCTTTAAAGAAGGCCTCAAGGCAATGACACGTAAAGAAATAATAGCTACATCTGCCTTTGATAGTGCAGCTGCTGTTACTGTAGATTCTGTGTATCAGAAAGCCTTGATGCAAACTGATATGCAAACTAATTATAGCGTACTACAGGGTGGGCTAACTGGTGTTACTGGTGTATTTGGTGGCTCACTAGCCTATGGACTTAGCTTACTTAACAAGGCACCTCACAGCGAAGCAACCCTACCTCTATTTATGCAAGCCCATGACAATGCTATTGCAACAGAGGCAGCAGTAGAAAAGTTAGCTAGAACAGCACGTACAAAGAGTAACAAAGAAGCCATTAAGAATATGGACTTTAATGCGTTTACTAAAGCACTGAAGAAGAGTTCTACTGCAGCAGCCAGATGGGCATCTAAAATAAATAAAGGTGATAAGCTTCGCCGTACTACAGAAGAGGCCTCTGACCCACGTAGAGATGAATTACTAGGTGCATTCTTTCATGGTGTAGATGATGGTACTACTGTCTTTAAAGGATTAAAGAATATCTTTGATGACTTCGGTATCAAGCTATCTAATGAGGACGATAGCTTTGCAAGCTTTACAGACTTCTTAACAGAGAACATTAGAATTTTACCTAAAGAAGCTAAGGCTGAAGTTAATTCTTTGTACAAGTCTACAATGCAAAAGCTACCTGAGTTTAATCCCGGTGGAAAACCTGCAACTCTAACGAGTGGATTGAATATCTTGTCTAGTTTATCTAGTGAGTGGGGGCGTCAAGGTCATTTGCTCTCTAAGCTTAAGCAAGACTTAAAATTATCTAAAGGTCAGACAGCTGCAGAGAAATACAATGAGCTTGTAAAAGAAACCCTTGATGCACCTACTCCCACAACAGTAGAAAAAGCACGAGCCACAGTTAAAGAGGGTGTTGGTGTAGCACAACAGAACTTAATTCGTATGTTGATTACACACCCCGGTACAACTGCGTTGAACATTGTCGGTTGGGCTAACGCCACAGCTATGCAATCTGTAGGAGATACTATACGAGGAGCACTGTACGGTGGTCGTGCGCTGGGCGAGATGGCTATTGGTCGTACCACTCAAGCTACAGAGTTTGCTAACAAGTCAAAGCTTATGCTCACCCTACAACGTCAGAAGCTAACAAACTTAGTAAGCCCCTATGCTACACGCCAAGCAGCATTCTCTTTCCTTGCAGCTAACCCTAAGTCTCAGAAAGAATTATTCCGTTACATGTCAGGTGGTATTGAGCTTGATGATGTATACAAAAACTTAGGATTTAAACTAGAGGATGCATCTAAGCCCGGTACTTGGGAAAAGACTATGGACTTTGCTCAGACTATGTATGGTGTTAAAGCACAGGACATGTTCACTAAGTCACAAGAGTTTATGTACGCACTAGATAAACAGATACGCATCAATTATGGCAAGAGCTACGCAGATTTCTTACAAGACCCTAACTTATATAAGCTAATGAAGGGAGATACCTACGTTGAAATACAAGCTGCAGCTGTTGAGGATGCACTACGTAATGTATATGCCAAGTCTTATGGAGGTGATCGTAAGAAAGGTGCAGAGGGTGCACTAACACTTGCTGCTAGATTCATAGAAGACTTACGTAAGGTTCCTGTATTTGGTGCAATGGTTCCCTTTGGGCAGTTCTTTAACAATACACTAGGACATATGTTTGATCATACAGGCATAAGCTTAGTACATAAGTATGTAGCTGGTACTAGCCGTGACCCTTTAGAGTTGCTTACTAAGTCTGCAGTAGGCGTTTCTTTTATTGGAGTTGTAACGGCTCGTGAGATGAAGAACATGGAAGAAGGCCTAGCTTTATTTGATGAGCGTGGCAGTGATGGTGCAATACGTAACCGTATGTATGACTTCCCGTACAGTTACTACAAAGCTATGGGGCGTCTAGGTGCTCACGTGGTTAGAGATGGAGTAATCCCTCCTGAAATGTGGAGAGAAGTCGTAACTGTATTTGGTCCTAAGAATCTTACACGACAGCTAGGTGACACAGCTAAGATGTCCTACGATTTGTTTGCAGACATTGCAACAGGGGAAGACATTGCAGTTAGGGATGGTTTAGTTAAGATTGTACAAGACACAGGTTCAATGTACCTCAGTGCTTACTCAAGACCTCTTGACCCTGTAAATCAGATCATTGCGTTGGCTAGAGGTGAAGACTTCGTACCTATTGATCGTAAGCAAGGCGTAGAGTTCATAAACAAATCAACTCGCTATGTAGATCAGATCTTTACTGTGTTGAGTGGCGAGGAGTTAGCTCCAGAAAAGTTCAGTGCTTTGACTGATACCCCTGCAATGGCACCTATAGGTAGGATCTTTGGCTATCGGGAAGTTCCGGGTCAGACATCTATCCAGCGTATGTTTAATGAGGTAGGTAAACCTCAGTGGCGCACTAACATAAAGTCTTTTATTCCTGAAATACAAAACGACATCAACAAGTATGTGGTCACGTTCTTAGAATTTAATGCAGAGCGTACTATAAATAGTTCCGCATGGAAGAACGCCAACACAGAGACACGTACTGCTATGCTTACTGATGTTCTTAGGCGTGCCAAGGATACTACTATGGACATCCTTGAGAATAGCATTGATCCTAACGACACGAAGACTCTTAAGCTTTACAACTTGAGCAAGAGAGGCAGTGGAGTTTCTAAGGTTGATGTAGAGAAAGCATTAGTAAAACTAAACTTAGACATAAAGTTAACTGACTTAGATGAGAATCAATTAGATTTCTTAGTTAACTACATGCAAGCTGTAAGAGATGACAAAGCTAACTCTGTCCTGTTGTCACAATAAAAGAAGGGGCAACACTAAGCTGCCCCTCCGTAGTTCTATTTAATTCCATACTTATCTACAGAGTATTTAACCCATAGTAGTGTAGTAGTGAGATGTTGTTTAGATATTCCTAGTTCTTCTGTGTCAAAAAGATTGGCGTTTAGATACTCTTCAATCCAAGTAAAGTGATCTTGAAGACCCTCTTCAAACACCTGTTTCTTTTTATCTATATGATCCTTTGCCTCTTGTTGTAGTTTCACATTGTTTCCTCTAATGCACTGATAGCCATGTTGTAACAGTTAGACTTCACAGTAAAGTTATTACTAGGATCAACCTCACCCTTGCGTAGATAGGTTGCATCATCGTAGTACTTATCTTTAGGGTAAACCCCTAAGAACCACGCTGTGTGCAGGTCATTATGTACTCGTACAAAAGCGTAGTAGTCGCACTTCTGTCTTGTATTAAACTCAGCAACAGAGCACTCGTAGTAGCGCTTAGGTGGTACAGTTGTACGTTTAGTCTTTACGTCAACGGTGCGCCCATCTTCTAGCTTTAAATCATAGTCATAGGTGTTAGCTTCTTTGCCGCCTAATATAATCCTAGCACAATCCTCACCTAAAAAACCTGCAACGTTGCCACCCCCTCCAGTAATACTGTTTTTTAATAGGCCCATGTCATTAGACTTCTTCCGGGCTGCATCAATCATACCCTGAGATATTGTTATCTGTTTCATGTGTTTACCTAGTGCTCCTTACATTTGTTATAGTGTGAGCAGTTTAGTCACATGCTCAGGTGAAGAAGTTATATTGCTGGCGCTGCTGCAAAGAAGGATGCAGCGTACTCTACTACAGACACTGAAACTCCTAGTGTTGCGAGGATTTGAAGGCTTGCGATAAATACTGATTCTAACATATTATTTTTCCTTAGGTTAAGTCTACAATTTCACAGCTATCACCAGAGCACGCTAATGTCTGACTACCTGCTGTATTATCTTCTTGCTCGTACTCTGAAAGTCCCTCCCAGTTAATTGAAGTCGGCATACAAGAGAGCAAGTTCTCATAGGCTTCCTTACTGCAGTCTTGATAGGGCGCTTGTTGATACGTATGCTCATTGAATGGTAAGAAAGAAACACCACTCATTTCGTCAAAGTGTTTGTATACAAACGCCCCAACCTCAAGCCACTCATCTGACTTGACGTTGATAGTTACGCTAGGTTTGTGCTCACACCAGTGTCTCTGATAAGCTAACCACATCTCTAGTTGTTGAATTGCAGTAGTGTCCTTAGTACAGACTGCGCCCTCAGGAGACTTCTGAGGAAAGCTAAACACTACTGTTGTGTCAGGTTTCATTACACAAGGCTCACTAGGTACTCCTTGATCTTGCATGAACTGAGTCAGAGGGTCTTTAACGTCACCCCTAACAGTACGAATATAATAGGGGGAGTGACGAGAGTGGATGCCACTGCTAGATGACACCATTTGAGATACCGTTCCTGACGGCTTAACACAAGTGATAGCAGTAGAAACAGGGATGCCAAGGCGCTCAGCCCACTCAGTGTTAGTAGAGACAGCAATAGAACGTAAGTGCTCAAGAGTTTTATCCAATCCTGCGTTAGCTGTTGTCAGTAATGGGTTGTCCATTATCCCTGTGAGTGACACACCCAACAGGCGTTCTTCTTCTGTATTTCGCACCCACAGTTTTCGCAGATAGGGGAACTTAGTGAAGGTAGATTGAATAGTACCCAGTATCGTAGCAATACGAACTTTTTTCTCAAGGTCTTGAAGACTATCTGTTGCACGTACTACACACTCCGTTAAATTACATACTTGCCCTGATCGTAATATGATCTCACTGCAAGGGTTAGTACCAAAGTCATGGTCTGTATCACGCCTACCATTCTTAGCTGCTTGCTTCTTAGCTGCCTCACGGTTAAAGATACCACGCTCACCTGAGCCTGACTCAACCAAAGACATCCACTCACGCATGAAGGATAGACTGTCAGGCTTCTCAGTGTAACACACAGAGTTGTTAGCTAACGCACGATGTGGGTTGTTCTCCCACCATGCACCTGACTTAGCGTGCCGCATCTTATCATCAGACAGATTTGATAGGCTGATTGTTGCTGAGCGTCTCACGCCCCCAACTACCACTACTTCACCAATCTTACACATAAGGTCATGGCATTCTATGCTAGACAGGCGGCGTCCTTGTGCAGCCTTGAATGTAGTTATGGCAAAGTTAAACAAGTCTATCAGTGGCGCTGGGCCTGACGCCCTGCCACCAAACGTCCTGAGCCTAGCACCTGCAGGGCGAACTCTGCTGGTATCCCATGTAGGTATCTCTCCACTGTACAGGAGAGCAATGAGTTGACGCAGAGCTTTAGACCAGCCCTCTTTGCTATCCTTAACAACGATGTTAGTCTCACTGTCAAACAACGTAGGTACGTCTGGCAGCTTCTGGACGTATTGCCTCTCGACAGAGAAGCCTACACCTGTGCCACACATAAGAACGTGCATAGCTTCATCAAAGGCTACGATGTTATCTATAGCTATGTAAGAGCAGTTGTACATACTAATGTTGTCTCGTGCTGCGGCTGGGCCTGAAGTCATTAGCGCTCTCATGCTAGGCATAACTTCTAAGCTAAGTATGGCGGATTCAATGTCCTTAGTGTATGAGTCCTTGCCCCCTACAGGATGTACAACGTACTCCATGTATCGTGACACAGTTTCAGGCCACGTTTCTCTACGGCCTTCTTTGTCTAGCCAACGTGCATAACGTGACGTATGTATGAAGTGCTGATAGTCTGTCGCAAAATAGTTACTCATCTGTTGTCTCCTGATCCCTGTAACACACCACGCTCTTGGCGGCTATCTAGTTTCTCTATGTTCATCTCTGCTACGCTACGTAAGCTACCCCCATAAAAGTTAGACAAGGCAGCTACATAGAATAGTACGTCACCTAATTCTTTTAGCATACCTTCCTTATCTAGGATAGCACCGTCTCTCAAACTCTTCTTTAGCTTCTCAGCTATCTCACCTGCTTCCCCTACAAGACCGAGGGTGTTCTCGAATTGTCTTGTCTGTCCTTTAGTTAAGATCTTGCCTTCTACCCACTGGCTGTAGGCAGCTAGTTCATTCTTTGGTGTGCCATCTTCGTTGAACATATCATAATAAGGATCATAGTCTGGTGTCATTGTCGCTCCTTTACAAATAAGTTTTCTATATTAATATCGTCAGTGTCATAAAAAGTATCTAACACTAGGTCTTGGACGTCTGTTGTATGGGAGTGCTCATCTGAAGACAGTATGTTATTCTTCTCTTCAAACTCCATAACAAACGTAACACTAAATCGCTTCTTCATTATAGTGTATCTACCCACCTCTGTCGCAGCCTATCTAAATACCAGATAGCTTTATCTATATCTTCTAGGCCATTCTTGTACTCACACCTCCACATATACTTCAGCACGTTAGCTGCGTGTGGTGCTATAGAGCCTGACATGTTCTCTGTCATGGCTTCAATAGCATCTATGCATTCTATGCCAGCCTGATTGTAGTGCAGGGGCTGGTTGATATGATCAAGTTTTTCTACGTTGCTCATTATGCGTTACCTTCTGTTTTAGTGAATGCTGTAAGTCTTATTACTTTGCCTTCTGTGCCTTCTACCTCTTCGTATATAGGAGGTCTTTTCTTCATTTCAAGGTCTATTATATCGTTTCTGCGTTCTTCTACAGTATCGTACACGTAATCATCATAATTCATTACGTCTAAGAAGGCCCCTAACATAGTTATTAAATCTATTAAGTGGCTCAAATCCTTCTTCTTTATGGTACTGTCTTTGTGCATTGCGATAGCAGTAGCTATCTCTCCTGACCAGTTACCATTGTCATCGAACTCAACAGGCTTAATTAGAAAAGCTATCTCATCAGGCTTAATAGTGTAGGTCACTTGTCCCTCCTAGTTTCCTTAAGTACAATACGTTTAGCTGACATTACTCTGCCTCTTTCATTTAACCACTCCTCAGGTATAATTCTATGTGACCACATAAATTCATTCTTGTCGCACCACTCGTAGTACCTAGACTTAGCACCCTTGTATAGCTTAGCCTTTGCATTACTACATACAAACCTAATGTCTAGCTCTGGATGTTGCCTCTGTATCTCTGTGTGCTTACGCCTGTCTTCAGAGTCAAACATGCCTTTCGTTTCAATTATGATACCATTGTCTAGTATAAAGTCAGGCGTGTAAGTACGATAGCGTAGGTCTTCCCATTCTATCTTTAGTACTTCATACCTGACCTTATGTTGAATAGGCTTGAGGAACACAGCAACCTCTTTCTCTAGGCCGCTGCGATACCTGCTGGACTTATGCGTC